CAGGTGACGCACAGGGTATGCAAGAAGTATTACAACAGCAATTTGGATTAAGTGCTAAAAAAGCAAAGGATCTATCAAATGACATCAGTCACCTTCGAGACAAAGCGAAAGAATTGATGGGTAAAATCAAAGAATTAAACACAGATGCATTAGCGGCCTTTATTAAGAAGTTAGGTCAAGCTTCACAGTGGGTAATTGACCATAAGAAAGAGATTGGATTATTAATCAAAGTAATGGCAACCTTGGCCGAGATAATCATATTTGTAGTAGATGGTTCAATCAAACAATGGAGGTTCTTTAAAGATAGAGCAAGTGATGCAATTAATAATGTTACAAGTGTAATTAATGGATTGAAAAAAGCTATTAACGCTTTATTAGGACCGATTGAGACCGTTATAAATGCATTTAGTAGATTAGAAGGGAAAAAATCAGCGGTCAAGGCGATTCCTAAATTTGCTAGAGGTATTAAAGATTTTATAGGAGGATTAGCGATTGTTGGTGAAGAAGGTCCAGAATTAATTGATTTACCAGCTGGTAGTAATGTATATCCACATAATGAATCATCAGCAATGTTAAGAACAGCAACTAATTTAAATGATCCTATCAATAGAAGTAACAACCAAACTATTATTGAGAATTATAATATTGATAATGTAACCATAGATGCGAAAAATATAAAAGAATGGCAAGATGTCATTAATATTTTTAGAGGATTTAAAACAGAATATGTAACAAGAATTTAGAAAGGAGGTTGTCACATGCCATGGGTTTACAGTGTAAGTAGTAGTACACCACCTAATTATACATGGTTTGGTTTAAATACATCCAATCAAAATTGCGCGGCCGTGGCTTTACCAAGTAGTGGTACAATTACACAACTAAAAGTATATGCAGCAGCTAGATCATCAAGTGTATCAACTAGATTATGTCTTTGGAATGCTGGGGGATCGATATTAGGTCAATCAGCTAGTTTTACAATGGCGACTGGTACGGAAGAAGCCGGCGGTCAAGCTTGGCAAACAAAAACATTGTCATCACCTGTAACTTTATCAGCTGATACTTATTGGGTAGGATTATATCGAAATCCATCCGGCGCTCATATCATGGGGACGGCAAACGCTACAAGTACAGGCTACATAAAAACTAATACTAGTAGTTGGCCAAGTGTAGCATCTATGAGTGGATATACTACTGATGATAAAAAACCTTATGTTGGCTTTTTTTACATTACAGAACCAGACGCACCAACAGGTATTGCCGTTTCTAGAAATAGTGATACTTCACAGACAATTACTTGGACCAATAACGATAGTACGGACGAACCATACACCACTTTATATCTACAACGATATGATAATATAACAGGTGCGTGGTATGCTAAAGCAACATTGAGTGGTAGTGTAGAAAGTTACACCGATACAACAACTGTAGCAAACAGACAATATACTTATAGAGTAAGAGCATGGAACGTTGATGGTTATTCGAGTTATAATACTTCATCTGCTATTAATACTACACCTGCAGCACCAACAAACGTTGTAGCGACTCGAGTTAGTACAACAGTTGAAGTTACTTGGACAAATAGCGCAACAAATGAAACAGCGGTTGCCATTGCTCGTCGAGAATCTACAGACGGCGGTTTAACATGGGAGGCGTGGGATTATACGATTCCAGATTTGGCGGCAAATGCAACAAGTTATACAGATACAAGCCCTTATACTTATGGACAATATGCCGTTAGAACTGAAACAACAACACCCACATTAAACAGTGCTTATACATGGTCTAATGAGGTTGTAACACTTTCGGCGCCGGACGCACCAACAGGTGGCGCACCAAACAGTAGTTCGATTGATGCTGATGATGCCAATACATTTAGTTGGACACACAACCCAACAGACGAGACAAGTCAAACTAAATTTAGTATTCAATATAGAGTGGTAGGAGGTGCTTATCCAGGTACACCACAAGTAAATGAAGAAGTCGGCACAGCATCAAGTTATGAATTTACAGCATCAACATTTACAAATGGAAATAGTTATGAATGGCAAGTTAAAACATGGGGTGAACATGCAAATGCATCGGCTTGGTCGGCGACATTTACTTTTGATGCAGTTACCAAACCTGTAACAACAATTACAGATCCAACGGCATTAAGTGATTATGCATTCAGTACCCTTGAAGTAGATTGGGAATATACACAAGCTGAATCAAATTCACAAGCACAATATTTATGTAAGTTGTATGATTCCAATGATATATTGTTAGAAACACAACTTGTATCAAGTATTATTGCCAGTGGTGCAACTGACACGGCGACGTTCACTTATTTGTTGACTAATAGTTCAACATACACAGTTACATTACAAGTTCAAGAATCAAGTGGGTTATGGAGTACTGAAGAAACTGTTGATTTTACAACGTCCTTTGCAATACCACCAGTACCAACTTTTGTTTTAACATCTGATACCGATGGTGGATATGTAACTGTTGACATAACAAATCCAAGCCCAGCGGGTGCGGAAATAGATGCTGTATCAAATAATTTATATAGATCGATTGATGGTGGTATAACATATACATTGGTTGAAACTGGAATACCTGTAAATACAACAGTAATAGATTATTTACCGCTTATATCTGGTACAACTTATTATTATGTCGAGTCAGTAAGTAGTACACCAACAATCAACACATCAACAGTTGGCAATATAGAATTCATCCTAACAGGTTTATATTTTATAAATTCGGGTGAAAATTATGAAGATTATATTGGTCTAAAAGGTGATGTAACATTTTCAGAAAAAATAAACAATGACACAACATTAAGAAGGTTTGAAGGTAGAATTTATCCATTAAAGTATCAAGGTACATCTTTAGAGCAAATGATAACAATTAGTGTAGATTTACCATTTACACAATATGATACATTAAAAACAATTATTGAAAGTTCTAACGATGTATATTATAGAGATTTTAGAGGTAGACATTTTTTGTGTGTTTTATCTGACTGTAAATTTGATAGAAAAGATAATGGAGCTTATCAATTTACTTGTATTATAACTAGAATTGAAGGTGAATGAAATGTCTAATAATTCTATATTTTTAGGTAATAGACGAGAATATTTTGAATATGAGTTATTAACTTTACAAGATGGATATTACAGTCATTCATCATACATCACTGATTACATCATATCTTGTACTATAACTTTAGATTTTAGTAGAGACATCATCACAAGTTGTAGTATAAATATGAGAAATAATGATACTATAAATTATCTAGAAGATTTAATAAGACCATGGTATTGTATGATTGTTGATGGAATAACATACAAATATCCACTGGGTACATTTTTATTATCTTCACCTGATAAGATGTCAGATGGTAAAATAGTGACGCGTTCTATAGCTGGTTATGATTTGTTACTAGCATTAGACCAAGATAAAACAACCGCTAGTAGCAGCTATGATGCGGGAACAAGTGTTATTGATACCGTGGAATCAATTTTAACATCAGTCGGTACATGGGTTAATTATTATGTCGAAGCTAGTAGCGAAACATTAGCCGAAAACATGAGTTATGAAATATGTAGAAGTAAGTTGTTTATCATAAATTCATTATTAAACACAATAAATTATACACCTTTATGGGCTGATGGAAATGGTGTAATTAGAAGTATTCCATGGAGCGATATTGTTAATAAGACATGGGAATTTGAAGATAATACCGAATCATTATATGAATCAGGAATTAATCTAAAATTAGATTATTCCCAAATGTATAATAAAGTTGTAGTAATAGCAGCTCAATTAACCGCTGATACAGAACCTTTATATAAAATATGGACTTTTGAAGATGAAGGATTAACAGATCACCCACTTAGTTATACATCCATAGGTAGATATATTACAAAAATATTTAATAGTGAAGCTTCAAGTCAAGAATATGTGGATTTAAGAGCAAGAAAAGAAATAAGGAAAATGCTAGAAATAGAAGAGTCTATTAATTACAAACACGCTTTTATAACTAATAGATCCAATGACGGTTTACCATATAATGGTGATGGTTTTTTATTCAAAAATACACTTTTAAATGCCAATGCTACATATAAGATTGAATCACTGTCTTATAACTTAAAAGTAGGTGAATTAGTCAATACTACTATAAGGAGGGTGACTGGTGTCTAACATATATGATTGGGTATTAAACAAAAAAACAGAAATAACTACATGGATAGGTACAGTGTCAACACTTGATCCATTAACTGTAACATTATTACCAAGTGATACAGCTATTCCAGTTGTTAGCACTACTAATTTATTAGGTTTAAGAATTGGTTCTAGAGTACTATTACAAAAATTCCAAAATCAATTAATTGCAACAAATGTACTGGGCGATGTAGCTATAAAGTGGTATGATGTACCTGAAAATCAATCTATAACTGGTACAGATATGGTAAACATCACAGGCTTAGTATTTACTTTAAAGGCCAATTCTGGCTTATACGCCATAGATGTACACATGAGTGTTAGAAATGAAGGCAGCGCAACACCTGATATAAAGGTTGACTGGGCAGTTACAGGTTCAGATTATACGTTAATTTGTGGTAGAAATTGCAGGGGTGGCGAAGCACAAACAAACAGCAGTACCACGTTCACTTTATGCAGAAATAGTGCTGGGCATGGTGTGACAACAGATGTATCATACACTCTACCGGCATTAACAACAAACTCACACATAACAGAACATTTATTAATACTGGCAGGTGCAACCGACACGGTATTTCAATATAGAGCCAGTCAAATTTCAAATGATGCATCTAATCCTATTATTATATCGTCATATAGTCATATAATTGTTACAAAATTATCAGAGGGTTAATGCTTGTCCGGGACAAACGTATGAGATTTTAACAGCTAGTAAACTTAGTTATAATCATGTATTAACATAAACAGTAGACTATGACAAACATACAAATACTTGTCATAGTCTACATTATAAGGTTTACGATAGTTTAAACTTTATCCGGGACAAACGTATAAGATTTTAGAAATTTATCTTTCTTTATCAAATACATTCCATTTAATAATTTCTGTTAATAGATGTATTTCACTTCTAAATGCTTCCTTATAAATCTTATCACACATCCTATTTTTTATCATGCATATGAATTTATAGATTTTTTCAACTTGGTGTTTATTTAATAGTGTTGGTGTCATGTTACCAACACTATTTGAATATTGGCATACTTCTTTTTTATAGATATCTATAAAAAAGAAAATTGACCACATCTTATTTATAAATATCCTATCTCTTATTCTAGAATAATTATAAATATTATCTGAATAATACCAATTACCATTATTGGATATAAAATAACCCTGTGGTAGATTTTTAAAATCATCCATAATAATTTCACCACCAGTTGTAAAATATATTTTATTTTTCATATGAAGTTATCCCATTAATCTTCATTAATCTTGCATAATTCTTTATAGTGTTTTTCTGAATTAAAATTATGTCCAAATTTTTTATATCTTATCTTTGCAAGTTTTTTATCTTTTGGTCGATCTGTTTTCCCAATCAAAAAAGTTGCTGCCCAAGGAGTTCCATTTGGTGAAAAAAACAAATATAATGGTTTCCAAATTGGTCTATTCCAATCAAATATCGGTAAAGGTAACCTAAAACAAATATAGCCAAACTTTTTAGTATGAATGTTTACGGCCCAATGCATCGCATTATGCCCATAAATTGTAATATTTCCTATAGATATATGTTCACCTAAATATTTATCTAGTTTATACTCAATACATTTATAATAATTATTCATTTTCAATAACTTCCTTAATTTTAATATTTATTCCCATTTTAGCCATTAATAAAATATAGTCTTCAATTGTCATAGATATAAGTATCATATTATCATTTAAATATCTTTGTACTTTGTATTTTAAGCCTGCAATTGTTTTATTTTTGTCTCTTTGCTTTTGGAAAACAATAGTATTTAATA